AGAAACAACAGCGCCAGAAATCCGGTCAGCCGCGAGACCGACTTATTTAAGCGGCTAACCAGACTATTCTCAGGGCCGATTATTAATTATCGTTCCCAATCAGGGCGACGCATCCGTCGCCAACACCTTGACAAATTTTCGAGCCGCTTTAAATCTGCCTCTGGGCAACAGTTTAAAAAGACTCTTTATAATCCTCTTGATGTAATTTCCACGAATGCAATTGCAAATCAACGTCGCTCCGAACGATATGTTGATTTTGATCAAATGGAGTATATGCCCGAGATTGCTTCTACAATGGATATATATGCCGATGAAATGACGACATATTCTGAGTTGCGCCCAATGCTTAATGTTAAGTGTTCCAACGAAGAGATTAGGGCAGTACTTCAAACTCTATATGAAAACATTTTAAACCTTCAATATAACTTATTTGGATGGAGTCGCACCATGTGCAAGTACGGAGACTTCTTTCTATATTTAGATATTGATGATAAGTTTGGGGTCAAATCGGTTATAGCTTTACCATCGCAGGAGATTGAGCGCTTAGAAGGGATGGATTCCACCAACCCCAACTATATTCAGTACCAGTGGAACTCGGGTGGTATGACTTTTGAAAATTGGCAAGTCTGCCATTTTCGAATTTTGGGTAACGATAAATACGTACCTTATGGCACATCTATTTTAGAACCAGCGCGCCGGATTTGGCGACAGCTAGTACTAATGGAAGACGCTATGATGGCCTATCGTGTTGTGCGCTCCTCTGAGCGCCGAGTATTCAAAATCGATGTAGGGTCGATCCCCCCACAAGACGTAGAACAATACATGCAAAAGATTGTAACACAGCTTAAACGACACTCTGTGGTTGATCCCTCGTCGGGTCGTGTTGACTTGCGCTATAACCCGATGAGCGTAGAAGAAGACTACTTCGTGCCAGTTCGTGCTGGGTCTGCTACCGAGATCAGCACCTTGGCTGGTGCGCAAAACATCACCGCTATTGACGATATTAGATATCTTCGAGACAAACTATTTTCCGCGTTAAAGATTCCCCAGGCATATCTTGCAATGGGTGAAGGAGCTAGCGAAGATAAAACCACGCTCGCACAGAAAGACATCCGATTTGCGCGCACCGTACAACGTCTCCAGCGTGTAATTGTGTCAGAGTTAGAAAAAATTGGAATCATTCATCTTTATACTCTAGGATTTAGAGGAGACGATCTGCTCGCATTTTCGCTGTCCCTAAATAACCCCTCCAAGATCGCGGAGCTTCAAGAGCTTGAGCACTGGAAGAGTAAATTCGATACAGCAGCTTCCGCCACCGAAGGATATTTTTCACGGCGCTGGGTTGCCGAGAAGCTATTCAACATGTCGCACGAAGAGTTCTTACGCAACCAACGAGAAATGTACTATGACCGCAAACACGATGCAGAACTACAAGCTGTTGCCGAAGCTGCAGCAGCCGAAGGTGCTGGAGGCGGTATGGACTTAGGCGGAGGTGGAATGGACCTCGGCGGTGCCGAAATGGATATGGGAGGCGAAGAGGCCGGTGGGGCAGCAGAGATGCCAGCCGGAGAGGCTGGCGGCGACGACGAGTCAGGGCTGCTGGCGGTACCCCCGGGCAGCCGCAACACCCCTAAAGCTACCCCCGGCGCACAAGCAAAGCGCAAGGAGCGTATTCACAAGGGCCCGCACGGATCTAAGACCTACAAGCCCACGCGAGATTCCCGACCCCAAGGCGCCCGTACGCGTTCTACACGATCTCAATATGCATCGGAAGAAGGAAGTTCTACAATGCGCAAAATCATGCCTGGTTATGCCGATGGCCTTAAATCGCTTGGCCAAGGGTTTGTTCCGACCTCCGAAGGCATTTACGAAGAAGAGCAGTCTATTTATACTCTGAGAGAACAAAAAGAAGAAGATAAGTTATTCCAGATGAATGAAAATATACGCAGCTTGCTGCAACAACTAGAAGAAAATGGAAAGGACACAACGGAAAACCCCGATGAAAATTAAGCACAATAAAAAACGCAACACAGCCTTTGTATATGAGGCACTTGTTCGCGAAGCAACAGTGGCGGTTCTCAAGGGAGACAGTAAGCGTCAAACAACGGCGTTGAATTTGATTGAACGACATTTCGCACCCAGCACACCCTTAAAAAAGGATTTAGAGTGTTACCAGTCGTTGATGAAAGACCATGGATTAACGTCAGATATCTCTCAGCGAATTTTGAAGGAAACACACGATCAACGCCGCATGTTAAGTTCCGACGATCTTTTCAAGAGCCAATCCAAATTGATCAAGGACATCAATACTGAATTATCACCTAATGTTTTTACAAATTTTGTTCCCAACTATAAGCATTTAGCCACCATTGCGCAGATGTTTTCATCCAAGAATTCCCCGCGCTCTCAAGTTATGCTTGAAAATAAAGTATTGGAATACATGACCGATGACGCCCCCGAGATTCCCAAAGGGATGCCGGTGGATAAGGTACTCTATCGTACGTTTGTGGAAAAATTCAACACCAAATATGCGCAAGAGCTTTTGCCGGAACAAAAAGAATTATTAACTTATTATATTTCGTCTTTTTCAGATAATGCGGTTGAGTTAAAGATGTTTCTAAATGAAGAACTTCATCGCCTTAAGTCTACGTTGCAGAAAGCATCAACAACACAAGAGATAAATAGCGATAATGAGATGACACAAAAAACCCAACAGATTATTGAAAAGCTTGATGCTTATGCAAACGACGATGTGAACGAAGGACTGTTATTGACTGTTCTTAAAACCCAAAAACTTGTAAAGGAAATCTCTCAAGATGCCAATAACAGTTAAAGTAGGAGATGCCGCTCGCATTCCGTCGGTTAAACTTGAATTAGACATTCGGCGGTCGATGAACGGAGATTTGTTGATATTTGATCATGGAGACATTGATATTATTTTATCACCAGCTAAAAGTAAGGTTGTAGCATTTCCTAAAGAGACCATGTCTGATTTAGTATATGGCGCTCAAAATAGGCTCTTTTCCTTTTTGACCAAAAAAGGTCTTATCATCCCTGAGTCAGTTCAGGCCGCGGCCTTTTATGGAGGTATGGAAGCTAAAATGGAAGCTCCTTATTCTCCCCAACTTAGCACACCCAAGATGACTTTAATTAATATTTCTCGATTTATCGACGAAGAAAGGCCCTACTTCGAAGCAACAGAAGCAATCATCTCACTCTCGGACGATGAGCTACTTCATCCCGACAAGGAAGACGCTACCGAATTGGGCGAAGTACCACAACGCGTTGCGCAAGGATCGATTCAGAAGGGATTCATCAAAGATCCATACTCGTTGAATTATTTATACACTTTAGAATAGGCGGCATAGTGAATTTACTATACTTTGTATTAATTGCTTATGGGCTCACTCAGATCCTTGTATACGGCAAGCTGTTTAAAGGGGTACGACCCACAAAAGGAAAGCTAGGAGAGTTGTGGCGTTGTCCAATGTGCATGGGATTTCATGTAGGTTGGTTTTTAATGCTACTTTCTCCGTTCACAGAACTATTTAATGTTGACGTAACGGTTGTAAACTTCTTTCTTTTAGGATGGTTATCGTCTGGAACGTCATATGTACTAAGTATGATTTTTGGAGATGAAGGAATAAAATATGAACATAAACACATGGACGAGAAAGTGGATGCTTCAACCGGTGCGACATTGTTGTAAGGGGAGTTAGCTGTGAGCAAGGTTCTACTAAGAGAATATTATGCTCTTTGTGACGGCGGTGCTTGTCAGGATCTCCTTACCGAAGAAGAGAAAAGGTATGTGTCTAATGGCGGCATGATTCTTTCCGGCATTATGCAAATGACCGAGACAAAGAACGGCAATGGCCGCGAATATCAGCACGAAACCATGGTGCGCGAAGTGGGAAATTATCAAAAACTCGTTAAAGAAAGCCGCGCCCTAGGCGAACTCGATCACCCCGATGATTCGGTCATTAACCTTCGAAATGCCTCCCATATGGTTACAGCTATTTGGATGGAAGAGAAAAACGTGATGGGTAAGATCAAAGTACTCGACACACCATCCGGCAAGATTCTACAAGAATTGGTGAACGGCGGCGTGACAGTCGGCGTATCCTCTCGCGGAATGGGCTCTGTGCGTGAAGAGGTGGGAAGAACCATCGTAGAAGATGACTTCCAGCTGATTTGTTTTGATATGGTTTCTGAGCCATCAACGCCAGGCGCGTTCATGATGAAGGAGGCCAAAGATCTTTCCGAGTCCAACATCATCACCAAAGCGGATCGGATTAATCGCCTCTTAAATGAGGTATTGGACGATGAGTGATTGGTCTAGTTTTGAAAACGACAAGAGCTTAATTGATGATTGGCGCGCCTTTAGCTCCCAGCCTATAGAAATAGATGAAGGGTTATATGGTACCCTTAAGGGCATCACGGGAGCAGCGGGACTGCCTAAATTGTTGTCTACAACTACGATCGAGAACTACAAGATCGCCTATGAAGACTGGCTAGCCAACGTGGTAACCATTCACAAGGGCGATCCGCGTCTAAAGGCTTCCAAAGAGCAGTATATGGAGAATTTTGATAAGATCGTCTATGCTATTCGTCAAAATCCTTCAGAGGCCTCCAAGTACATTCTTCAAATTGCCGGAGGAGACGCAGTCGGCGATCCAGAGAGGTCAGCCCGCGCGCATCTTTTAAAGGTAATTGAGACAGATAAAGAATATGTCTCTCCTCTGGATTATTCTGGCCAAGGCGCAACCATAGACCAATTGATGGATTCCAAGACCACTAGGGAATATGCGAAGAAGTATGTTATTTTATTAAAAATGAGCAAAACACCTCTTGAGGAGAAGGAAGCCGCCCTTAAAAACTTCGTGAAGTTCATGAACGTTGCCAAGAAAAACCCCGAAGCTGCCGCCGCACTCGTGGACGAGTACATTAGTAATCTAGGCGATCCCGAAGGTCGACCACGCACTAAACTTAAACAGCTTCTTGGTGCACCAGCAGGCGCGGGCGCCGAGTCAGACGCAGAGAAAGATGCCGATGGTGACGGAATTCCTGATGTCAGTGATGATATGGTAGATGCCGACGGCGATGGAGTCCCGGATGTGAGCGATGATCTTGTCGACACCGACGGCGACGGCAAGCCCGATGAAACTGCAGAATTCAAACTGCAGCCTCTCTCGAAGGCG